GGTCAGATTGGCGAAATATACGAAATACAAAACTTGTGTATAGCACTTCCAAAACAAGAAGATGTTTATATTAATCAAGAAAAAAAATGGATACCGTTTGATTATCCAAAAGAATTAAAGCAGGTTAAAAGTATATTCGACTGGAGGGATTACCCTGAAGAGTTTAAAGAAAAATGGGAAGGATATATCGATGAAGAATTTGACAGACGTGAAAACGGTTTTTGGTTTCTTAATAAAGATAAGCCTACTTATATTACTGGCACTCATTACATGTACCTGCAGTGGACCAAAATTGATGTTGGGCAACCGGACTTTAGGGAAGCAAACAGATTATTCTTTATATTCTGGGAAGCTTGTAAAGCAGACCCGAGATGTTACGGTATGTGCTACCTTAAGAATAGACGATCTGGGTTCTCTTTTATGTCAAGCTCCGAGACCGTTAACCTTGCAACAATTACAAGCGATGCAAGATTTGGTATACTGTCCAAGTCTGGATCCGATGCTAAGAAGATGTTTACAGACAAGGTTGTTCCAATATCGATCAACTACCCGTTCTTCTTCAAGCCAATTCAAGACGGTATGGACCGACCGAAGTCAGAACTCGCGTATAGAGTACCGGCCTCGAAACTCACAAAGAAGTCTATACAGAACAAAGAGAAAGAAATACTCGAAGGGCTCGATACAACAATAGACTGGAAGAATACAGGAGATAACTCTTACGATGGTGAAAAGCTTGCGCTGTTAGTGCATGATGAAAGTGGTAAGTGGGAAAGACCTGATAATATATTAAATAACTGGCGTGTTACAAAAACATGTCTAAGACTAGGAAGTCGAATCATTGGTAAATGTATGATGGGATCTACATCCAATGCGCTGGATAAAGGTGGTGAAAACTTTAAAAAGTTGTATTATGACTCAGACGTCACAAAACGTAACCGCAACGGACAGACTCGCAGTGGATTATATAGTTTGTTCATACCTATGGAATGGAATTACGAAGGATTCATTGACGCTTTTGGAATACCTGTATTCGATACACCAGATAGACCCGCTGAGGGACCGATGGGAGAGAGTATTGAGGTTGGAGTAATTGAGCATTGGGAAAATGAAGCTGAAGGGTTGAAAGGAGACCAGGATGCTTTAAATGAATTTTATCGCCAGTTTCCGCGTACAGAAGAACACGCCTTTCGCGATGAAACTAAGAATAGTATATTTAACTTGGTTAAGATATACGAACAAATAGACTATAACGAAGACCTTAGAAGTTCTGGTGTTGTAACTAAAGGAAACTTCCAATGGGAAAACGGAGTGCAAGATACCAGAGTAATATTTGTTCCAAATAACGAGGGAAGGTTTAATATATCTTGGGTTCCTAGTTATAATTTGCAAAACCGCGTAATAGTAAAGAATGGGATGCGGTGCCCGGGCAATGAGCATATCGGTGCTTTTGGCTGTGACTCGTACGATATATCGGGAACAGTTGGTGGTAATGGCTCAAAAGGTTCGTTGCATGGTTTAACTAAGTTTAGCATGGAAGATGCTCCTGCTAATACTTTCTTTTTAGAATACTTAGCGAGACCACAAACAGCGGAAATGTTTTTTGAAGACGTGCTTATGGCTTTAGTGTTTTACGGAATGCCAATGCTTGCTGAAAACAACAAACCGCGACTTTTATATTATCTAAAGCGTAGAGGCTATAGAGGTTACTCAATGAATCGTCCTGATAAAACTTGGAATAAACTATCTACAGCAGAAAAAGAGATTGGAGGTATACCTAACTCATCAGAAGATATACGCCAGGCACACGCAGCAGCTATCGAATCATACATAGATAAATATGTAGGAACATTAGAAGATGGTAGCTACGGTAATATATATTTTAATAGAACGCTAAACGACTGGGCAAAATTTGATATCAATAATAGAACAAAGTTTGATGCCGCGATTAGTTCAGGTTTAGCAATCATGGCATGTAATAGAAATTTGTATACGCCAAAACAAGAAAGACAAACTAGAGTTTTAAACTTTGGATTTAGAAAATATAACAATCAAGGATCAATTTCAAAAATAATAGAATAAATGTCGAAAGTACTACCTAAGGGTATATTTCCTAGCCAAGCAGTTAGTGACGGAGAAAAACAATCCAGTAATTACGGAATTGAAGTTGCTAAGGCTATTGAATCAGAGTGGTTCAAAAGAGACAACGGAAGTGTACGCTATTATGCAAACAGGGACAACTTTCATAGATTAAGATTATATGCTCGTGGCGAACAAAGCGTTCAAAAGTATAAAGACGAATTATCTATTAATGGTGATTTATCTTATCTTAATTTAGATTGGAAACCTGTGCCGATTATCCCGAAGTTCGTGGATATCGTTGTGAATGGTATTAGTGAACGAATGTATGATATTAAAGCATACTCGCAAGACCCTGCATCGTTACAAGAAAGAACAATGTATGTTGAGTCCATCGTTCGAGATATGCAAAATAAAAATTTATTGCAAAACGTTCAACAGAACTTTGGCATAAATATGTTCAACAACAATCCTGAAACATTACCTCAAAGTAACGAAGAGCTGCAATTGCACATGCAACTAGACTATAAGCAGTCTATTGAAATTGCAGAAGAAGAAGCAATTAATAATGTTTTAGATTATAATAAATACGAGCTACTAAAGAAAAGATTAGATTATGATTTAGTCACTATTGGTATTGCTTGTGATAAAACAACTTTTAATACTTCTGAGGGTATTAAAATTGAATATGTAGATCCTGCTGACTTGGTATATTCTTATACTGAGTCTCCTTATTTTGATGACTTATATTATGTAGGTGAAATTAGGAGAGTTAGTATTCCGGAGTTAAAGAAACAATTTCCGCAACTAACAGAAGAAGATATTAAAGAAATTGAAGGTACGGGCAGTAATGCAATGCTTTATAATAAAAGCTATGCTTCTGCCGATGCTCAAGATACAAACCATGTATATGTATTGTATTTTGAATACAAAACTTTTCAAAATCAAGTATATAAAATTAAGCAAACTGCTACAGGTGCGGAAAAAGTTATCAAAAAGACAGATACTTTTAATCCACCAAAAGATGCAAGAGCAAGATTCGAAAAAGTACAGCGATCTGTTGAAGTATTATATGAAGGCGCTAAAATTATTGGGCACAATAAATTACTTAAATGGCAAGTCGCAGAAAACATGACAAGACCTAAGTCGGATACGACTAAGGTTAATATGTCTTATAATATTGTAGCACCGCGTATTTACAAAGGACGTATAGAGTCTTTAGTAGGTAGAATGACAAGCTTTGCTGATATGATTCAGCTTACGCATTTAAAATTACAACAGGTATTATCAAGAATGGTTCCTGATGGTGTTTATTTAGATGCTGACGGTATTGCTGAAATTGATTTAGGCAATGGAACTAATTATAACCCGCAGGAAGCATTAAACATGTATTTCCAAACCGGCTCTGTTATTGGTCGATCAATGACGCAAGATGGCGAGTTCAATCACGGTAAAATGCCCATTCAGGAATTACAGTCTTCTGGCGGCAATGCTAAAATAGCAAGCTTGATTAATTCGTATAATTACTATCTAAGTATGATTAGAGATGTAACAGGATTAAATGAAGCAAGAGACGGTAGCATGCCTGATAAAAATTCATTAGTAGGTTTACAAAAGCTTGCTGCTGCAAATTCGAACACGGCCACAAGACACGTATTGCAGGCAGGTTTATACCTTACACTAAGAACAGCGGAAAATATTTGTTTAAGAATATCAGATGTTTTAGAATTTGGTAATACTAAGCAGGCATTTATACAGGGAATTGGTAAATTCAATGTTGGCGCATTGGAGGAAATAAAGAATTTGCATTTGCACGACTTTGGTATTTTCTTAGAGTTAGCGCCAGATGAAGAAGAAAAACAACTTCTTGAAAACAATATTCAAATGGCTCTTCAAAAAGATCAAATATACCTTGAAGACGCTATTGATATTAGAGAGATTAAAAATATAAAGTTAGCTAATCAGCTACTTAAAGTGCGTAGAAGAAAGAAATTTGAGCAAGATAGACAAATTCAAATGCAAAATATTGAAGCTCAAACACAATCAAATACGCAATCTGCTCAAGCAGCTGCACAAGCTGATATGCAAAAACAACAAGCTATTGCGCAAACAAAAGTTCAAATTAATAAAGCCCAAATGGAATTTGATATTGCTAAACTTGAAAGAGAAGCGGCTATTAAGAAAGAGCTTATGGAAAAAGAGTTTGAACTAAACATGCAGCTTAAAGAAGCAGATTTAAACGTAATAAATAACAAAGAGAAGTATAAAGAAGATCGCAAAGACAAGCGTACTAAACTTCAAGCTACCCAACAATCTGAATTGATTGAACAAAGAAAGGGTAATACCGGTCCTAAAAACTTTGAGTCCGCAGGGTTTGATGTATTAGGCGGGTTTGGTTTAGAGCAATTTGAACCAAAATAAATAACTAAATAATTTTATAATATTTTATCATGTCAGAAAACACTAATGAACCCTTAGTAGACGAAACTCCAACAGCCGCAGAGCGAGAAGAGCAAGTTTTAGAAAACGCAGGGGTAAACACAAAAGTAGAAGACGGTGTATATAAGGTAAACTTAGCAGCGCCGCAAAAACAAACACAAGAAGAAAATGCCATTCAAGAACAAGAAGCAGAGAGCCGCGTGTTGGAGCCAGTACAACAAGATGAAGAAGGCGGGCAAGAAGCCAACGTGGAACTGCAAGAAGTGGGAGAAGAAGAGCAAGTAATTGAAGAAGTAACTGACGAAGCTCCCCAAGAAGAAGTAACCCAACAAGATATAATTGATGAGGTTGCTGAAACACCAGGAATGGAACTGCCTGAAAATATTCAAAAAGTTGTAGACTTTATGAATGAAACAGGTGGAACTCTTGAAGATTATGTAAGATTAAACGCAGATTATGACAATGTAGAAAATAATACGTTGCTGCGTGAATATTACAAACAAAACAAACCACATCTTAGTAGCGATGAAATTGACTTTTTAATTGAAGACAAATTTTCATACGATGAAGATCTGGATGATGAGCGAGAGATTAAAAGAAAACAACTCGCATTTAAAGAAGAAATTGCAGAGGCTAAAAGCTTTTTGAATTCTTTGAAGGATAAATATTACGACGAAGTCAAGTTGGGTTCGCGTTTAACTCCTGATCAGCAAAAAGCAATAGACTTCTTCAATCGTTATAATGAAGAGCAATCAACTCTTAAACAAACGCAAGAGCAACAGCTTAAAAATTTTACAGAAAAAACGAATCAAGTCTTTAACGAAAATTTCAAAGGTTTTGATTTTAATGTAGGAGACAAAAAGTATCGTTTTAATGTAAAAGACATTCAAAGCACAAAAGAAGCTCAAAGTGATATACTAACTGCGTTTTCAAGTTTTTTAGGGGAAAACAATACCCTAAAAGACGGCGCTGGTTATCACAAAGCGTTGTTTGCTGCCCGTAACGCTGATACAATTGCAAACCACTTTTACGAACAAGGTAAAGCAGATGCGATTAAACAGTTAAATGCGGAATCTAAAAACATTAACATGGATCCTAGAAAAAGCGCTGGTAGCGTTATTGAGACGGGGGGAGTTAAAGTTAGAGCAGTAGCCGGAGATGATAGTTCGAGACTTAAAATCAAACTAAAACAATAATTTTAAAAAGAAACTAAAATGGCTGCAATTGCTAATTTAAACACGCCTGCGGAATTTTCTCCGTATGCATCAAAAGTTGCTTTATCTAGCAACTATTTAAACTTCCACGGATCAGGTGGAGCTAACTGGTCACAACAATACCTTCCAGACCTATACGAGGCTGAAGTAGAGCGTTACGGAAACCGTTCAATCTCTTCTTTCCTTCGTATGGTAGGTGCTGAAATGCCAATGTCTTCTGATCAAGTTATTTGGTCTGAGCAGGGCCGTCTTCACATCCATTATTCTGGAACAGTAACTACTGCTGCTTCTGGTATTGTTAACATCGGATCTGGACACGTTGTACGCATTGGACAAACTGTTGTTATCGAAGACGCTAATGGAAATGTAGTTAAAGGTTATGTATCTGCTACAGATGCTGACGAAGTAACTATCCTTCCTTACTCAGCTGCTACTTTAGCTGCTGCCGGATTTACTGATACTGAAGCTATCAAGCTTTTTGTATTTGGTTCTGAATTCAAAAAAGGTACTGCTGGAATGACAGGATCTGTTGAGCCAGAATTCCAATCTTTCACTAATTCACCAATCATCATCAAAGACAAATTTGAGGTTTCAGGTTCTGATGCTTCTCAAATTGGCTGGGTTGAAGTAACTGGTGAAGACGGACAAACTGGATACCTATGGTACCTAAAAGCTCTTGGTGATACTCGTACTCGTTTCGAAGACTACTTAGAAATGACTATGGTTGAGGCTGAGTCTGCTGCTTCTGGTTCTGCTGCTGCGGGTGCTGGACTTAAAGGTACTGACGGTTTATTCAAACAAATCGAGAACAGAGGTATTACTGCTGACAACGTATTTGACGCTGCTTCAGATCTTATCGCTGACTTCGATACTCTATTAGCTGAGCTTGACAAGCAAGGTGCAATTGAAGAAAACATGCTTTTCTTAAACCGTGCTTCTAACTTAGTATTTGATGATGCACTAGCAAACGTATCAGTTGGTTCACAAGGTGGTACTGCTTATGGTGTATTCTCAAACTCTGAGGATATGGCTCTTAACTTAGGATTCAGCGGTTTCCGTAGAGGATCTTACGATTTCTACAAAACTGACTGGAAATACTTAAACGACTTCGCAACTCGCGGTCAAATCTCTGGTGTAAAAGGTCTATTAGTACCTGCTGGAACTTCAACTGTTTACGACCAAACACTTGGTAAAAACATTAAGCGTCCATTCTTACACGTACGTTACCGCGCTTCTGAAGCTGACAACCGTCGCATGAAGTCTTGGGTTACTGGTTCTATCGGTGCTCAAACTAGCGATCTTGACGCAATGGAGGTACACTTCCTATCAGAAAGATGTTTAGTAGTTCAAGGAGCTAACAACTTCATCCTTTTTGAGTAATCAATAATGTAATATTTACCCTCGTCCAAGTCGACGGGGGTATTTATTACCCTTAATCATTTATATTATATTATATCATGGCAACACGTAAAAAAGCCGTAGCAGAAAAGCCTGCTGCGTGGGAAATTAAAGATAGAAACTATTATTTATTAGGTAATAAAACACCTATTGTGCACAAACTAAGAAGTAAAAATATCTTCTGGTTTGACGAAGACAAAGGGCTTGAAAGAGAGCTAAAATTTACAACTAATCAGCAATCAGTATTTGTTGATGAATTTAAAGGCGAAGCAAGACTTGGCCACATTGTATTTAGAGATGGTGCATTATTTGTTCCAAGAGAAAAACAAACATTGCAAAAGCTATTATCGCTTTATCACCCTGACCTAAATAAAAAATATGCAGAATTTAACCCCGAAGAAGAAGCGGTTGATGAATTAGAGATTATCAATCTTGAAATTGAAGCTCTAATGGCTGCACAAAGCTTAGACATCGAACATGCAGAAGCAATTGTGCGTGTTAATGTAGGTTCTAAGGTATCTGAGATGACTTCTAGTGAGTTAAAAAGAGATTTATTAATCTTTGCTAAGAGAGATCCAGAATTGTTCTTAGAATTGGCTAATGACCCAAATATTCAAGTAAGAAATATGGGTATTAAAGCGGTGGAAAATGGAATTATCAAATTAGCTGGCGACCAACGTACATTTACATGGGCTAGTAACGGTAGAAAACTAATGACGGTTCCGTTTGACGAAAATCCGTATTCAGCATTAGCAGCATGGTTTAAAACCGATGAAGGTGTCGAAGTTTATCAAACTATCGAAAAGAAATTAAAATAAATATATAACCCGGGGGCCTTCGGGCCTCCATTTTTTTAAAACAAAAGTCATGCCAGAAACACCAGCACAAAGAAGAGCTAAAGGCCTTTACACAATGAAAGAGCTTGCAGCAGAAAGAGCCGCGAAGAAAGCTAAACAAGAAGCTTCGCGCAAAACAGCTAGAAACACTAGCATTATTAAAAAAGAAACAGCTAAACAAAAGCAAGGTTCAATGTACAAAGGTAAGGGCAGCAATATTGCTATTACAACCTCTGCTCCTGCTAAAAAGAAACCGACTCAGAAAAAAGTAAGTACTGTCAAAAAAGGTGTAAAATTAAAAAGCACTACGCTTTCTGTTGTAAACGCACAAAAGAAAAAAACAGCCACTGTAGCTACTAAAAAATCTAACAGAGCAACAAGAAAAACAGATAAGCTAAGAAGCAAAGGACAAGAAGCTCTTGCGTCTGGAAACTTAAAAAAAGCCAAAAGATTAAGCGATAGAAGCAGAAGAACTGCTAAAAGAGCTATTAAGACAAGAAAATAAGACAAAATTAAATAATGGCTATAAACGTAAATAAGGTATATAGAACCGTTCTCTCTATACTTAATAAAGAACAACGGGGTTATTTAACGCCAGATCAATTTAATAGACTTGGAAGACAAGCACAATTAAGCTTATTAGACAAGTCTTTTTATGATTATAACAGGCACTTAACTCGCAGAAATATTCAAGGCGTTAATAGCGAATACGGTGATATTGCAGATCGCATTGAAGAAAAAATAGATGCATTATCAAAATCAGCTAGTATTTCTTTTACTAATGGTGTTTATGATGTTTCAAATTTAAGTGATAATATATATAAGATAATTCAAGTTACAATAGGTAATAGGTCTATTGAAGTCGAACGCGTAAAAAAATCGGAGCTAACATATATGAATGCTTCAAAACTTACGGCTCCTTCGGCTAGTTTCCCGGCTTATTATTTAGAAAATAATATTATTAGGGTCTACCCTAGTATTAGTGATGAAGGTAGCTTAGATTATATAAAAACGCCAACTGATCCTAGTTGGGAATATACATTAGGTAGCAGTGGTCAATATATTTATGATTCTGCAAATTCTATAGATTTTGAATTACATATTTCAGAAGAAGTTGATTTGGTAATTAAAATATTATCACTAGCAGGTGTAATAATAAAAGACCCTACCGTAATACAAATGGCTCAATCTGAGCAAAACGTTAACTTCAACCAAGAAAACTCATAATAAATGGGACTTATAACTGACAATGCATTTAATTATTATGCTGGTAGCCAAAACTTTGTTGGTAACGGCACTATA